CTGAGATTGAGCCGCTAGTGTTGGTTACAGTTGAGCCACCAGCGTTCCATTGCCAAGCAACTAACGACTCTCCACTTCCATTAATAGGGGCCCACACACCTGTAGAAAATCCATTGCTATCAAAGGCAGTCAGTGAAGTTGCCTCTACTTGATTTGCTGCTGTTAAATTAGTTGATAAATAATTTAATGCTCCTCGTAGTGCATCAAATAATTCATGGCTCCATGCTGTTGGTGTACGGCTTTTAATCCATACAAAATCTGGCTGAAATGTTGTGCCGATTGTGTTATTGCCACCGTTTGATATGCTTCTTACTGTAGCATTACCCGTGTACAACGTAGCTGCCATATAACTAGCACCATTCTTGATTGTCGCATCAGGAAGGTTCTGTGTATTTAGAGCCTTGAATCCTGACGGTGGCGTGTAGCTGAATGGGCGTTGACCAAAGTTTACCGCTTTGCTGTTACTTTGATAAGCACTATCTGCTGGCAGATATGTATACCCAGCCGTAACCGTGAAAGCAGTTCCTTGGCTTGTTCCATTTTTATAAAATGACAGAATTCTCGTATCAGCATCAAAGGCAACGCCAATAATATCATTAGTTGTATGAGTTGCTCCATATACCGCACTACTTCCATTGTTATATTTGCTTCCATTTGGATGGTAACCATAACCACGGCTTGTTTGACCAACGTAATTTGTATTCCTAATTACGTCGATCATTTGCGATGTTTCAACAATACCTGTTAAACCATCCGTAGCAGATACCAAAGTAACTTCCCAATACCATTGTCCTGATGGTATTGCTATCGTTGCAGCCGCTGAGTAGAAAATCCCTGCCCCACCAAGGCCAGTTGTTAAAAGATTTCCTTGAGATAAAGTTGATTTTGTTTGCAAAGGGTTAAAAGTTGCATAATTTCCTCGCCCAGTGCTGCCATCAGCAAATGATGTCGGAGTATCAATCATGGAGTCGTAGGTTGTACCAGCAGTTACGCTGATATTGTTTGGCGTCCAGTTGTTACCGTTGCCCGAATAATCCTTGCCAATAGCTGCGGCAGTGGCAGCAGAGTTATCGCTGAAGTTCAGATAGAACCCGTTTGTTCCGTATGTGCCTGTGTACTTTTTTGGTTTCCATACGCCAGTGATCGCGTCATACTCACCAAAGCTAGATGGAGTTAATGCTTGTCCATCGACAAAGTTTACTTCGGTCATGTAGCCGTCAAAGTAATATATTGCTGACTCTGAGTCTCTGCCTATTGTGTGCAAAGCAGCGGTGTTGATGTCAAAGGTAGTACCTGACGAAATAGTAGTGTTTGTAGACCAAGCTGTAACTTCTATGCTGTTGACGTAGATTCTTGTCCTGTTTTGAGCCGTGGCGTTGTTCGTATCCATCACCCATACAACGTGATACCAAGCCGATAGGTCACGATATACGTTTGTTGAAATGCGTTGAGTACCACCATTGCCATCTAACCGGAAGGAGTTGCTTGAATCAAAAGTCAAAAATGTCCGATTGCCGCCTGCTCCCCCAGAAAACAATGCTTGTTGCGAACTTAATGAGCCTCGCTTAACCCAGCCGCTCCAAGTCCAAGTAGTTCTATTTGTTGCACTTGCAGGAGTCCTATTAAAATAGGCTGTCGCAGATGATCTAAACCGCACAGAACGGCTGATCTGGTATCCTGACACACTACCCAGCATTAGATTGTTGATTTCGACAGGAACTGCCATGAATTATCCAATATTGGTTATAAGTTGCGAGGCAATCGAGGTTGATGTTCTTACCGTGTAAACCAAAACATCAATCGCATTAGCAGTCGTTGTTAATGTTGGAGCAGTTGAATTTGGGAAGTCCCAAAAAGATGAATATGCTAGTGTTCTTGAACCAGTTCCATCCTGAGTAATAAAAATAATACCAGATTGCCCGGCATTTAAATTCGTCGGATTGCCAAGAGTTCTGCTGCCGCCAAGAGTGACTGAAAAATTATTCCCAACAGACATATCAACCGCAATCGTCGCAGCGTCTGTCAACGTATCAATCGCCATGTAAGCATTGGCTGTTGCAGATATCGCTCCAGCGAATGTGTTAATTCCAGAAAACGAATTTGTTCCAGCAAGGGATGGAGCACTTTCAACACTCGTAACAACATTAGTCGATTGATTGAGTGTTAGGATGCTAATGAAAGCGGAGTTTGCTTCATTCCTGATTTTGAGAATGTTGTTGGCGTCATCGTACCAAAGCTGATTAGCAAAAGTTGTTGATGGTGCAGTCGATCCAGAGGATGTGCTCGCCAAGGCTTGCAATGCAGAATTAATATCTGACCTTGTTGCCGGGAAGCCTTGGTTGGCGATTGTCATATCATTTTGAGACATCAGATGACCTTTCCGTATCCTTTGGCTACATAATCAAATGTTCGACTTATAGCAACATTAGAAGAATTTCTGAAAACGATAGTGAATCCAGTTTCTGATTTTGCAGTTATAACATAATAATCGCCCGACGCCAGATTTTGTGCTGCAATACCAATCCCAGATAATCCTTTGAATGCCTGAGCAAACGTCACGACATACGATCCAGCCCCTGAAACTAAATCAGATTCAGAAATAACACGATCAGGCATATCAACTGTAACCGCAAGATCAGTAACGCTCGGAGTCGATCCACCATATAACGATGTTAAATGTGCTCGATATTTAAATGCTCTTGCTGAATAATCTCCAACAACAAACGATCTAAAATCAGACCAAGCAGGAGATGCCGACGGATCATCATCCGTTGTAGCAATTTCTAAATTGACACTCGTATCATCAAAAGCAGTTGCAGTTCCGTCAAACAGACCTTCTCGATCATCAAAATCACCTGTCCCAGAATCAAACAGATCAACATAATCAATTCGGATATTGTTGAAATTAGCCGTCACTCTGCTGGTGTATTTATCTCCGAGATCAACATACGTTGAAAAATCATAATAGCCAGAAGTTGCGATGGTATTTAGGCCACTATCAAAAAGACCAGCGGCATCATCAAAATCACCTGAAACACTGTCAAAATTAGTTGATGTGTCTAACTGGATAAATGATGTTCCACCTTCAGTAATTTTTACAACATTTGTTTTTGATCCAGAAAACGCAGGATTCTCTGTCAATGTTATAATTGCATTCAAATCTTCAACGTCAGTGATATTTGTTTGCAAAATAATTTCAGCAGGATTCGCCGAAACAAAATTCAACTTATCAACCGCTTTTACAAAGTACGTTCCTGTTTTAGATGGGACGATAACCGAGTTAGCTGGTCGTGAAACCTTATCGACAAGATCAACAGCATTTTGATAGGTCGCCCCAGTTGTCGCTTGTGAATAACGAACTTTGTAATGAGACAAATCAAGATCAGTAACGGGCGTCCAAGTCAGGATAGATGAGCCACCGATTGAATTAATTGACAGATCAGTAACATCGCTTGGAACAGCAGTTTTGCCAACAATCTGATAAACCGCTTGAGAATAAGCAGATACAACCCCAAGAGCCGATATTGCTCTTGATCTCACATTGTATGAAGTTCCATCTTCCACTTTTAGAACTTCAAATTTAGTTCCTGAAGATTTCCCTGCTGTTGTGTAGTCAGTATCGGCTTGCTTCTTAAAATCAACCTCATATTCAGTTATGAATTGGTTATTGCTCGTTAGATTTATCAACAGAACCGTAATCACGTCTTGATTGATTGCTCTCAATTCATCGCTAATTGTCATCACAGGTGGATCAATCAACGAGTAATTAGGCAAAGAGGTGTTATCTAATTCGATTGCTGTTTCTTCAGCACTCCAATCATAGACAGATGAACTTGTTTCTTGAAGCATCAGATCAACACCGTAGATCGGAGCGTCATTACTGCCTTCAACTGCAAACTGATAATTCATAATCTCGAATGGTTTTGAGACGAAACCATATCGAGTATTAGTCAGCATAATGACATCGCCAACTTCAATTTTAAATGCAGTCAATTTGCATTTCAGATTTAAGCTGATCTGCTGCCTTTGACGATACAAAGCTATCTTTGCAATCCGCTGTGCCATAGGTGACGAGATCGTAAATGGCAGAACTAAATCCAATGCACTTTCAACATTATTATCATCAGCCTTAAAGACAGATGAAACTATCGGTGGGAAATCCGTTGCTTGCCAGTTCTGATCTGGAGAAACGAAAACACCTTTCACAAAGTTAAAATTATCACGCCTTGAGTGCTTCGTAGTTACATCAATCGCCCCACGCATATCATCATCAGTAATTGTAATCGTTGGAGTAGAATATGCCGCAACTTTCATATTCCAAATGCCAGACGAATAGAAAATTGTTCCTGCACATGATGTAAGCAAATTTTCAAGAATGCTTTTTGGAGAAGCGTCAGTTAAAACAACACCATGCGTTTCGTATCTGTTTTCAGTTCCACCAACCGCTAGTGTAACATCTTCATCGCAGATGTTCGCGGCAGCCGAGAAGCTAGTCATATTCACTTCAGAGACATCCGCACCAAGACCATATGTAGAGTTCTGTAAATAATCTAACAAACACAATGCAGAGTTTGAGGAAAATGCAGTTGTTGTTGTTCTAGGATCATAAACTTTTTTACCCTTGATCACCGTCTTAATTACTGGACGACCATTCGGAAAAGCATTTTGATCAAACGTCAATCGAACATAAAAATAAGCGATGCCTGATAATGTATGATTTGCAGTCCATAACCCATTTGACTCGGCAATCAATGTTGCATCAGCCGCTTGGGTCGTTGCTCCGAGATGAGTAAGGATTCTGGCTTTACTAGCAAACTTACTTGGAGCCGTGACATTGCCACTTCCATCTAGCGTCAGCAATTCATCATCAAAATAAAACTCGTCAAAAGATTGAATTTCATGACCAGCAACAGGCACAATCATATGCAGATACTGATTTGAATTTGTAGTTTCAGCATAAATAATCGGCCCAGTAGTTTGCACCCGACCATAAACAATATTTCGCACTGCTAAATTATCTGGGAAGTTTTCTTCTCTGCCTTGGAGTCCGTCCATACCCGACATTTTTGGTTTTGGCATTAAGGCATTAGAAACAAGAGCCAATCCTGCTGTGATTATTAATCGTCCGGGAAACGAACCAAGAAATGCAAGAAATGATGGGCCTGCTCCAAAATAACTTGCCCCGGCAATAATTAATGAAACAGGATCAGCAGCCGCTGGTTGAGCAAATACAAGTGTTGTTAGAAATGTTGATGCAAGAAGGAATTTCCTCATTCAAACCCTCCAAGCAATCCTTGCTTGTGTGAAACTGACAAAAACTAAACCGCTGATCGATACACAAGCGATCTTGTCTCCAATACATACTCCAAGAGACGCTCCAACGCCATCAATCTGATCAATGATATTTTGTTCCACAAGAGCAATATCACCACGCCTGATTAAGTTAGGATTGATCCTTGTTAAAAATTGATCAACGCTCTCAGCTAGATCAGTTGTTTTGCAGATTTTCTTTAGTGCTTTTAATGCAGATTTTGCATCCGAATATTCATCTGTTTGAACACAATCAAATCCATACTGTACCTTGAACGCTCCATTTGCGAACGAAACGCAATCAAAAGAACCCCATTTAAATGAATGATTAATATTTGTTTGAATGTAATTATCTAACAACCGTTCCCAGTGAGGTAGCTTATTTGCGGCCCCAGAGAATTTGTTTTGTTTGGAGATCGTTGACAAAATCAAACCCCTTATCATTTGGATATAATCGTTTCTGATCCTCAGATGTATATCTTGAGGTTCTAGCTCTTTCTAAATCAATCAGCCGCGATTCAACTGTTAATGATATTGTCATTTGTTCACCAGTATCATTAATCGACATCTGATCAATTAAACCAGAAAAAATCTTAATTGCATCAGCAACAATGCCGCTTAACGCAAAATATAAATTACAAGTTCGATTTTGATATTTCTCAGTCAGAGCAAGTGAAATTGCCTGAGCCGATATACCAGATAATGAAATTGTAATGCCTCTTGCAGCAATATCGGCTGTTTCCTCGATGCTGGAAATGCCGAGCAACATTCCAACTCCAGTGTATGTATTGCCACCATAAGTCAAGTTGTCTAAACCGCTCCACAACCTGACAGAGCCTGTATCAAATAACAATTCAACTAGCGTCAACGGCTGAACAGTTGAAGCCTCTAGCCCAGTTGCAAAACTAGCTGAAATTGATCTCGTCATAACGATTCAACCGCTGCAAAAGCTAGACCGTAAAAAGAAGCAGTATCAATAGAAAAGCTGCTTTCAGGAGTTGTTAATCGGAACAACCCTTTTGCAGATGAGACAACCACTGTGCTGTTATCGGCTGGTGATGATCTTAGTGCCGGCCAAATATCAACGCTTACTTCACCAGAACCATTTGAATTTGCATCAGCCAGAACCTTATAAAGTTGTGCTGTCGATGCCGATCCTAATTGTATGTAATCCCCTGCCTTTAGATACCCAGTTGCACTATTCGGAGCACCATCAATATTTAAGGTGTTTCCAGTTTGAGATGCACCATTAACTAGTGGAGTTCCGGGCGTTGTAGCAGCCGATCCTCTAGCAGTTGCACCGATTGGATCACCGAGAAGAAAAGTTCCATATTGACCGTAAAGAGAAATTAAAAAACTAATCCAAGTTTCTGCATTTGCTCTTTGCATTGGAGGCAGTGTGATAGTTGCTTCCCATCGAGAACCCTGATGTTGAAGAATTTGTTGTTTGAACGTAAACGGAGAACTGGTTACAGCGACAGAATTTCGAGCAGTCAATGTAATCTGAGCAATGCCTGTAACTGTCGGTAATGCTAGAGGATACGTTATTGCCATGTTTTATCCCCCGAACGCATTTGCAAACTGACCGCCTCGACGTTTCGTATCAAGGATAGCATTCTTAGCGGCATTCGAAATTTGCGGCAACAACTGCTGAATCTCAGCACGAACTGTCTGCTGAACCCCTGTAGAGATATTGATTGTCTGATTGATAGTCACACCATCTGAGCCGCCACCAAGTCTATTATTTGGCACGATGGAGCCACTGCTGCCGGGCATAAATAATTCTGGCCCTCTCTCTCCGACGATGTACGGACTGTTCGCAGAGACTGGGCCACCCTTTGCCATAAATGGCCCCATGCCTGTGTAACCGCCAGCACCGAATGAAAATTGTCCACCGCCGCCACCAAACCCTAATAATGATAAGAAATTGAACCCACCTCCGCCACCTCCAAACATTCCACCAAG